ATATTTGTCTTTACCCCGGTAAAGGCTGTATCTTCTTGCAAAACATCTACATAGTTTCTTTGTTGCAGCAGGGCATAGTCTGAAATAACGAATGCTGCATCTGTGCTGTATACGCCTGACGAGTCTATGGCTTTTGCCATATACGTTCCACCCAGCAATGTTACAAAGGCAGATGTAGCAGCACCTGGAACTTTTGCTACGAATACTCCGTCAGTCCACGTTGCCCCGGTTGTCTTTGTTGTATGGGTGATAACAGTGAAACCCCCTACGATAACATCTAGGTCGCTGTGTGTATTCCATGTTAGATAGCCATCACCTGCTACGGCGTTTAAGGCTAGATTATCTACTTTGTTTGGTTCTTGTGTCTTTCCATAAAGGACAACCATTTGTGAGAATGGTTGTGACTGATTGCCAAATATGTTTGATACAGTTATTGTTATAGTGTAATTTCCAGGGGCAGTATCCCGTAAGGCATAGGATGGGGAGGTGGTAACTTCTTTTGTAACAACACCATCTGAACCTAGTATACTTATGATATAACTCTTAGCAAACTTAGGAGCTTTCCATGAAATATCGCACTTGCTTTTTACACTTACCCCGTCTTGATAAAGATATTCAATATAGTCTATCGCCGTTACAGGGTATACTACTGAACTTGGCAGTGAAAAATCTGTTGTACGGATTGCTTGTTCAATATAGGCATATTTGGATGGATTGTGGGCCAAACCGGATATATCGTATTTTCCCCCCCCCCTTGTCCTCTACACTTACAACCTTGAATTGTTGCGGTTCAATATTATTGTCGGCGATGATATATACCGCATCTTTAGCCAATGTTGAGGCTAGTGCTGTTATAAATGTGATTGACGAGGTAGTTCCACTTGCCATAAAAGTTGTTTCGACAAGGAGGCCCTCTTCATTGATAGAAGATAATGTGTAAGTTGTTCCGATGGAGAACTCCATCTCCTTGTCCAATGTGGCGTCATACAACGTGGAGGCCACTAGACGCCCTCCCCGCCTATCAAGTGACCTGAGCGTGTCACTAATCTTTATAACGTCACCAGGGCGCGGAATAGCCCCTTCTGCGCCGGTCGTAAATGAGACAATATCCGTCTGATAGTTGTTCGTGTAGATTAGCCACTTACCAACACGATTTGCCATGCCTCTCGACGCGCAGCCAAATGCTACAACTGCTGTGCTATTTACGTATCCAAGGTTATTGATTAGTTCAGCATCTTCTACGTATTCAACTTCTCGTTTGTAGAAATTAGCGGGATTGTTCCAAGTGACATATACTGTATTGTATCTCGTCGCAAGCGAAGAAGAGACATACGTGAACATTCCATCAACAACATTTGTATTATTGAAGGCATATGCTACATCTTGTGGGCGATCCTGAATTGGGGTAATTGAGCCCGATGCCCAATAACTCATTCCCCTGAAGATAGACGCAAAATCATTAATTACATTATAGGCTTCTTCTTTTGTCTGCAACACAATATTGCACGTAAAACGTGGCTCAGTTGCATCTCCATAAGTGGGAACAAGTTCATCACAGTATTGCCCAATGGCGTACAACTCTGCCTTGTCTACATAAGACTCAGGAATTCTATTCCCTAGCCCATAACGAGTGTTCGTTAGCAAATCATAGAAACACCAAGCAGGGTTATCTGTCCAAGCAATTTTAAAACTTCCATCCCAAGGGCCACTATAAATTCTTGTTAGAGGATCGTAGTTTACTGGAACTTTTACTTTCAAACACTTGCATAGGAAAGATCTGCTTGGAACTGAACTAAATTGTTCAGCATCATACACACCTCCGACAAGCACACTTCCGGGATACCGTAGTTTCTCTTCCAGAACAGTTGTGACAGACGCAAGATATGTTTTATTTTGAAGATAATTTGAGGTACTGTCTACTGTCTGCCTAGTAACTCTGACAATCCAAGGGTATGTTCCACTAATTCTGAAAGAAACTTGACGCTCATACTCGCTATTAGTTTTACCCGTAAGCGTTTCAACGCCAACAACTGTCCAAGCAGATGATACACTATCTTTCCACTCAACTAGGCAAGACACAGAAGTTCCTGTAATATCACCTGTGCTAACATCTGTGCTAGTTAATGCTGGAACCTTAATATTTATACGAACAACATCTGTCTCTTGGCTGGTTACAGAATACTCGACAGGTGTGTTGTAACGCAGTTCAATCCCAACAGAAGCGGTACTCTCAATAGTTCCACCAATGTTCATTCTCGACTGGCTTAGCGTTCCGGGTCTTGTCTCAACACTAATTCCAGTGAAATTAAGAGAACCGTCTTGATTTTGAACAGGAACGTCATCTAGGAATAAACCCTTAAGCTCTCCCACCATAACTTGTTCAAACTCCCCCTCTCCGAGTAAGTCAATTGCCTTGATATAACTCTTAGAGCTAAGTGAGTCAGGGGATTCTACTGCCGTTCTGGATTCAGAGCTACCACTATCACTTGATCCCCCAGCACCATAAATTATTTTTTCCACAATGTATCCTTAGATTGGCACCTCAGATGTTGTAAGTGATGCACTGATTACTTGGCTTCCAAGCAGATGGGTTCCATAAGCAACAAACACAGGATTACCCTGTTTTACCGTATTGAGAGAACCTGAGAAGATATAAGACTGGGTGTTATCTTCAGTGCTATCAATTGATGCACCAGTGGCTGTTTTTGTCATTAGGCCAATTACACCAGACAAAACAAGTGATGCACCAAACGTTGATGCGATTCCCCATAACCCAGCTTTGGCACCAAAGGCAGCAGCGAAGCCTCCTGTAGCAAACACAGCAGCGGCAATCAAAACAACTCCAACAAGAATCTTTGCTGCATTACCTGCACCTCTAACACGTGGGATTATTTTTATTGTGCTATCACCGTGTTTATGGAAGTGTTCAATATCATCATCTTCCCCGAGATTATATCTGCCATCCCAAACCTCATACCCAGCAACTTGGGTGTCTTCAATAATTTGCTGCTTAAATCCTCTATAGTTTACACTCAGCAACTTTACCGCTTCCGCTACGGAGTTGACATGAAGTCTATGAACTTTTCCATACTTCTTACCTAACTCTCCATACAGTCTAATCGTTCTTAGCATTCTTAATGTCCTTATGTCGCAAGAACCTTGTAACCCTATCTAAATAGAATTTACCAAGCACATCTCGACACGATAATCTTCCATTCAAGTGATGTGCAATCTTGTTATCTCCAACATAAATTGCGCCATGTGTTGTAATGCTTGAGCCTAATGCAAACAGAATAACATCCCCATATTCTAATTCTTGTAGGGTAATCCTATGGAATCCTGCTTTCTCACAGACATCTAGGTATATCTCTAATCCCTTTTCCCAAAACTTTTCAGGGCGATAAAAATCAGGAAGCTCTATGTTGAACTCTTGTGAATAAAAATCTCTTATGAATGATCCGCAATCATTAACCTGCCACGTGTAGGGCCTACCATATAAAGGAAGAACTTGTTTATCTCCCTTTACCCAAAGTATATCTACACTGTTGCCGTTATTTAATCCAACAATTAGCCAATCAATTCCGTGGGCTTTTTGTGAAACAATATCAGTTGGCCCTGCGGAAGCATCTCTATCGGGATGTGAATGGACAATAGCAATAATTTCCCCAAGGTCTTCTGCTTTAGCAAAGTCTAGTGGTGAGATTGCAAATTCACTATCAGCATCATCACCAGCAATATTTTCACAAGGGATGTATTTGTATCTTCCACGAAGCACAATGACTAGCCCACATGCTTCTTTAGGGGCTTCCGTTTTACAATGTTCAATAATTTGTTCGTATGGAAAATCTCCCACATCCCCTCCCAGTATTATTATTATTATGCGTCTGCGAGGGAACTTCCAGGAAAGCCACCAAAGGACAACTCGCCATATTCACCAAAACGCAGCTTGCAATCAGATAAACGCTTTCCGCATACATCCTCTGCTAATGTTGTAACAGGGATTCCGTTTATATTAAAGTAATTTGTTCCGGCATAAGAACACTCTTCTTTCCTGTACCAGAATGGACAATGATTAGGAACAATAATCCTGCTTGGGAGATATACGCCTTTAAGATCGAGGGCACTCCCCAGTTCAAATTCAATGTACAGCTTATTTTCTGAAGTCTTCTGTGTAATGTAGAATATCTCATCCTCAAGGTACTCACTTGGATTAGCATTCGGATTACCATCAATGAAGTTAACAGCATCCAAATATCTAACTGATGTACGCTTACGTGTTACCTTCATGCCGATCAAATCATTGTATGAACGGATGAGTGTGCTAAAGATTCCTTGTATATTGGCTAGTTTAATCTTTGGTCTAGGGAAGGCTCCGCTATCGTAAGAGAAGCCTGATGCCTCTACTGGGATTGCTGAATACTCTTGGCCTTGCCAAACAACATTACTTTTAAACTCATTCTCTCCAGCATGAAAATAAAAGAAACCTGCACCTTTACTGCTAGCATCCAGCACAAACAAATCAACCCATCTGCCTTGATCAAGGGATTGCAGTGATCCATAAATACTCATACAATCTCCTAGATAATTGGTTGTTCAAGAAATGTAGCTGTTAATGTTGATTTCCCTGCCGTGTCATAACTAGTGTCCCATTCATCACAAATGAATTGTTTCATTGGGGACGTTGGGATTAGACTAGAATAAGGATTCCATTCAAACTGAGTTGTCCCATTTAAGGACGACAATACTACATCTAATGCCTCAATATTATCTTGGGTATCTTCAAAAACAATAGAGTATTCCCCAAGCATTGTATTGACACCATCAGGAGCAGTGGGATTGTATTGTGTTGTTAGTTGATAGGAATTAACTCTAGGCTTCATTGACTTGGACAGGCTACTTGCTTTGTTATATAATGTAATCATTATCTTTGCTCAAACGTAGCGCTAAGTGTATTATTAGCATAAGTAGAGTAATCAACACTCCACTCTTTACAATAGAATATTAAGTTATCACCATTAGGAGTAGTCCATAGAAAGTCTTCAACTCCTCCGCGAGACTCTAGGAATTGTTCAATAGCGTAGATTATTGCAAAGTTATTGCTAAAGGATAAATCGAAAGTTTGCCTAAGCAGATTTACTCCTACAGCAATCTGCTGGGAGTAGCCATCTCCGAAGGAGATTGAATATTTCTCAGGCTTACGTTTTCTTTTAAGTTGATAATCAGGTTGCCAGTTGAATGACTCCATATAAAATTCCTTTTATTAACATTATAACATACAACTTAGCAAAAAGCAATAGGTACAGTTAAATAAAGAGGGAGGGACAAATGTCCCTCCCGTTCTCTATCTACCAGAAAGCAAGCCACCTGGGCGTTGCTCTTGAGCCATCACTTCTTTAACCTTGCGGGCAATTAGTTCGCCCATTGCCTTAGCATTGTTTTGAGTATCTGATTCAGTGGATGTTGTAGAAGTTCCGTTAGGATTCATTGTTACATGGACAGCTACATTATTTTGTGTTCCACCAGTACCAGATGTTTCAACACCAAGATTACCATTTGCGGTACGGGTCAATGGCATGACTGCTTCAGGGCCAGCTTCTCCCATCACTCCATTGTTGAAAGAGCCTCCTGCTGCAAACTTAAATGGAGTGGCCCTACTGACAACAGAATTAGTGAAGGCACTTCCCTTGGCAAACTTAGCTACACTTGTTCCTGTGAAGGCATTACCACTAGCATTAAGTTTTATACCGCTACCAAGATCGCCCGCTGAGTATCCAGCGGTTGTAGTGGCAGCACCTGAACTGGCTGCACTCCCTCCGAACGAGCCAAGCAATCCTACAGCAGCCATAGCAACCTTCATTACAGCAATCCTTGCTAACATTACAGCAATCTGCTTAAGTACAGAAACAGCTAAATCTTTAAAACTTGACTTAGTACCAGATACAAAGTTTTCCAATGCAGACTGCACTGTTCCAAACACAGACATGAAGCCACTTTGTACTTGAGAGTTATATGTACCAAGATTGTCACTATACTGCTTTGCAGAGACAGAGAGATTTTCCGTCCAAGTCAACTCTTTCTCTTGCAAGGCTAAATTGGCATTAATTAGTTCGCCTTTTTTAGCATAGGCTTCTCTCGTATTTTCAACACTCTGGTCAAGATAAGAGGCTTCTGTAGAACCTTCCTTTACATTCTTACGTTGTTTCTCAAGTTCAAGTAATGCTTTATTCATTGCAACTTCGTTAGCATACAACGCTTGAGCGGCAGCCTTTTCCTTAGTTGTCATCGTAATGTATTTAGCCTCTTGTTCATACTGCGCATTGAGGTCTGCTACATCTTGAGTATTCTTACGTACAACTTCGTTATAAGACTCATTAGCCTTGAGGTCTTTGATAATTTGATCACGCAACTGCTGAGTTTTATCAGCTTGTTCTTCTAGCAACGCGTTTTCAATTGCTAACCTCTGACTCTTATCACTTACTTTAGGGTCATTGGCTTGCTTCCACCATTTTGTTGCATTAGCCATGTGGGTGCTTGCTTTATCATAAGCAAGGCCATCTCTACCAAGAGCAGCAATCTCTTCTTCTAGGGCAGCAATAGAACCTTCAATAGCATTCTTCTCTAGTTCTCTGGCATCGACTCTACGCTGTTCTTTTCCACTTGACTTGTCCTTATACTTCTCGTCAATAGCGGATAGTGCCTTTTGGTAATCTTCCTTGTCCTGCCCCGTTTTGTTTGCCAAGCCATTATAAACTTTTTCAAGATCGTTAATTTCTTTTTGTCTCTTGGCAGACTTAGACATATTTGATTCTGTAATCTTACCAAATTGTTCTCTAGCTTTGTTGGCTTTCTCCGCTTCTCTTACTTCGTCAGCGTGTGCCTTTACAGCAGATGTTTGAGTGGTGAGATTAACTTTCAATTGCTCACGTTGCTGGATTAAAACATTTAGCTGCGCTTCACTTTCTTTTAGCCCAACACCGTACATTTCAACAGTGCCATTCTTCTTCATCTCACCAATATTCTTTTGGATATTAGCGATGGTCTTATCTAGGCTAGCAATCTTTTTATTAGGGTCATCTGAGCCAATCTCCAACAGAGCATCCTTTGCCCCAATAATAGCCCTCTTTACAGCATTCCAACTACGTTCAATTATCCCGGCTTTGGCAATAGACTCTACAGCCATCTTATCAACAGCATCTTGAAATTCTTTAGCTGCTTTTGCTGTTGCCCCAAAAACATTACCTTGCTTCTCCAGAGCAACAATATTATCGTAGGTTGAAGAGGTTAGGAAATGATACTTCTCATTCAGTTTTAGGATTGCTTCAGAAGGCTTTTCACCAAGAGATTCAAACTGCTTAATTGTGTCTGCAATAGATAGCCCAGTGACATTCTCCATCTTAACAGCCGATGCACCGATTGCCTCTACATTAAGCCCTGCCAACTTACCGCTTGCCGCAATAGCCAACAAGGCTTCAGAGGCTTGTCCCTTTGTTCCGGTAATAGATGAGATTGCTTCCTTCATTTGATAGAAGGACTCTGTTGACATTCCAGAGATGCCGTTAGTTGTAGTCATTGCCTTGTTAAAGGATGACATTTCATTCATACTTGTGTAGAGAGAATAACCAACTGCGGCAATGGCTGCTGCTGCGAGAGTAAATGGGCTAGTAATAAACTTCAAAATCATTGGGCCAACAGCTTTGAACATATTCCCAAAACCTTGGAACATATCCCGCATCTGACCGCCCTGCTGGGTCAGGATAAGCATAGGGCTTTGACCACCAGCCAACTGAGTTATAATATCTGTGAACTGTGCAGGAACCATTCTCAACGCAGCATTAGCTTGCTTTGTAGAAATAGTCATGCCATTCATTTGCTTCTCGGCGCTTGCAATCTTAGTGATGAATGGGGTAGCTGCATCGGCAACACCCAGTTGCGCGGCCCTTGCCCCAAGGTATTCACTCTTTGTCTTGCCTACCATCAGAGCAGTACGCTCCAATTGGGTCATTAAACGCTGCTGCGCAGCCGTGAGAGTATTTGTTGATGTTGAGTCATAGGAAGGGCTAGATGAGCCGCCTCTAGAGCCACCAGAGCCACCAGAGCCACCAGAGCCTCCTGTAGAGGTTCTACCAAGATTAGCAGACAGCCCCTTCATACCTTCCAACTCTGTACGCATTGACTTTAGTTGTGCAACATAAGCAGATACATCGGCTGTCTTAGCAGACAGCCTATCCGTGGCATTAGCAATACTTGTTAGGCTAATAGACAAGCCACCAATATTCTTAGCCATATCTGCCATGCCGTTTGTACTGGCCTTAACATCTTTAATTGCTTTAGTTGTGTCTTGCAGTTTTGCACTAAACTGGTCAAGATTAACTGATTTGAATGACCCAAGTGTAGAAGAAAGCCTCTCAAGGGGCTTTTGGGCACCCTCGGAGGCTTTAGCAAGACGGTCAAGATTTGTGGCTGTAGGAGCAATTCCTTTCTGCTCTACAACAACGGATAGTTTCTTAACGTCCATTGTGTTTCCTTATTATTTTTGTTTCTTTGCTTGAACAGTAAGCCACACCCTGTCTAACATGTCAATAATGTCTAACCACAGTTGGGATACTGTTGCGTTTGTCAATCTACTCCAAGCATCAATCTCTAGGAATGTTAGGGGGTTATCCCCACCTTCCCCTCTTGATCTTTTCTTATTCAATTCCAAGAAATCTTCCCAATAATTAGCAAACTCGATTGGGAAGTATAAATCATAATACTCTTGCAACTCAGGTGGGACTTTTCCGTTAGGAAGTTTTACTTTTTTAAGGTGATCGAGTAGGACTACGCCCTTCTTATCTGGAAGAAGGAAATCAAATGTTCCTTCTGCATAGAGGCGTAGCCCGCTTAGTTTTTTTCTAGCATCGCCCGCAGGTCATGGATAGCGGCTAGAATTTGGTTACGGAGTGCAGGATATTTTGTATACATATCCACAGCATTATCATAAGAGAATTCAATTTGCTTGCCATCCTCTTCCACATTAACCCAGCCTTTTGTACATTTAGCCAGCATTTCAATATACAAATCATTGCTTTGGTCATCGTCCATCTTCTTGCCACGCTTGGCAAAATTTTCTTCTTGAACATCAATCTTATGTTGCGCTTGTTTATGGATACGACTACCAACACCTACCACTTGAATCTTACAATCAGTTTCTTCGCCATCAAGTGTTTGCACAACATATTCAAAGCCACGTTCTGCTGCTGTGACTGTATCCATCTCACGTTTGAAATCCATAGTATCTCCTTATAACAGGGAAGGATTTATTCCTTCCCTTCTTAAACATTAAGCTGCCATTGAATCCATAATGACAACAGTTGATTGTTCAATTGCTAGATTAGTGCCATCGCTCAGCAGAGCAGTAAATGGGACGGTCTGAATTAGACCCCCGACTTCTTTGTCGTCTGGTTTAGCTCCACCAATCTTAATCTTAGGAAACTTAATTACCATTGTCTGACCACTATCACCAACAAATTTATAAACAAGCGAGATAGCCGTTTCATTGTAGAACTTATTAAACACTGTATCATCTTGGAAATAGACAGTGAATTCGCCTGTACATTTAACACGACCAAGGAAGATAGCAGCAGGATTACGTTGTCCAATAACTACACCTGCTTCATTATCGCCAGTAATCTCAAAGTTCAATCCAGTAACAACGGACTGGGGAACTCCATCAATAAGAAGCATTCCCGAGTTACCAGAGAAGATTGATGTAGTGGAAGCAGCAGCAATAGTAGTAAAGTAGGCGCTTCCTGCCGAAGCAATATTCTTACCCATCAGGCCAAACTCAACAGTGGTCATTGCATTAGGGGCAATAGTTACTGAGGCACTACCAATCTTTACACCAGTAGCAAGACGGCTAACAGCAATGTTGTCGTAGAACTGCTCAATAGTGTACGACTCGTCTGTACGCGAAGCGGGGAGCAGAGGAACAACCAGCTTCTTACCTGCTTGGGCCACTGTGACACTATCCCCAGCAGCCTTAGTAACCAACGTGACACTAGTAGGGTCAAGAGTCATTACTGTGGCTGTAAGAGCAGTGATAATAGCTGAAGTGTTATTTGCCGTAGCAGGAGCAGTAAAGCCACTAATATTAACCAAATCACCAATCTTAAAACCAAGCGTGATCCAACTAAGGGTGCTACGAGTAAGTGTATTAACAGTTGCAGCAGAAGCAATGGTCACAGCAGTATCAGTAACAGCAGTAGTCCATGTACCACGGAGCAGGCTACCGAAGAAGGGGCTATAACTGCCAGGAGACAATTCACCACTAAGAGTGCCTTCTACATTATCACTACCAAGGCGCATATCGGAAGTTTGTGCAGTAGAACTAATTTCAGCACTTTCAAAACTATCCCGAGTAAGGTCAAGATCAAGCGTAACTCGACGTAGATATTTACCAGAGTTTGCAGCAGGGGCAACACCCCACACACTTTCTTTCGACATGATTACTTGCTTATTTACACCAGATGTTAGACTCATTCCATTTCCTTATTTGTTATTTATTGTTATACAGCAATTATACCACAACA